TTACAACCCTCAAGTGTATGTAGAATCTTCATCAGTTCTTCGGTGCCATTTGAGTCTAGTGAAGAATCAAATGTTTCATCCAATATCAGAAGGTTTGTATTCGATGAGTTCTTCAACTTAGCAACTGCACGCCATGTCAACATCAAAGCCATATCTATGCGCTGCTTTTCACCTTCAGAAAAATTACTGTAGGTAAATTCATCGCGGTGCCGAGACTTGATTGTTTCTTTGAATGATTCATCAAGGTTAAAATTCACAAAGAAGTTTAGTGTAGCCAGGTACTTGTTAACAAGTTTGTTGATAACAGGTAGATACTGTTTCACAATCTTGGTTTTAATACCAGTATCTTTCAATAGATTGTATGCTGCTTCATAGTATGTTTTTTCATCAATAAGTTCTTTCAAACCAACCTTTAATGATTGTAGTTCTTGCACCACACCATCAAGGTCAGTTTCATCCTTCTTCATAGAATTCTTTGTGCTTACCAATTTGGCTTTTTGGTTTTCAAGATAAACTATATTCTTTTCTAGATTGGTGATAGAGGTATTTTTCTGTGCAAGTTCAATCGTTAGACTGTTGATTGTTTTTTCTGTAGCTAAGATGCTATCCAATTTAATCTGCTCATCAACAATCTTATCGTTTATCTTTTGAAGTCCATGTTCACACTCTGTAACTTTTACATTGGTATTTGCAAGTTCAGTCTCTTTAAACCCCAAGGCAATTTCTTGCCGGCAGGTTGGACAATTGTCATTGTGTTGAAAGAAACTGATATCTTTTTTAAATTTGGATAGGTTCGCTTCAATCTGCGATTCAAGTTTAGTAATTTTCTTGAGTTTCGATTCAACTTCATTCTTATCTTTGACCAGTTCTTGAAGGGATTCAAGTTGAACAGTTGTGTTGGATATTTCGGCGTGAAGGTTTTGTATCTCACCTGTAACAAGTTGTATTTGCGTTTCATACTCTTTAACTCTTTCTTCATTATCCAATTTAACATCATCAATATGTTTCTTCAATAAATCATATTTCTGTTGAGTCATATCAATTTCATGTTTCTTTGTTGCAATCAAATCTTTGTTGGTTGATAGTCTCTCTTTTACCAATGCATTCATAGTAGAAAAGATTTGGATGTCCAACAGGTCTTCGATGATAGCACGGCGATCAGCAGCAGACAACTGCATGAATGGTGTGAATGATGCTGAACCAAGAATAACAATCTGCGTAAATGATTTATAGTTAAGCTTGATGATAAACTTCTCAAGGTGTTCTTGGTAGTCACGCGAAGCGGCATCTTGGTTCAACAATGTACCATTACAATAAATTTCAAACAGGTTAGGTTTGATACCGCGAATGATCTTATACTTCTTATTGTTGGCATCAAACTCTACCTCAACGACACAATCTTTACCATTGATGGAATTAATCAATTGTGGTTTATTGATAGGTCTAAATGGTTTGCCAAACAAAGCAAAGCACAATGCATCAAGCATCGTACTCTTACCAGAACCATTCTCACCAACAACTAGAGTGTTAGAATTTACATCTAGTTTTATTTCAGTAAAGTAATTGCCAGTGCTTAGTAGGTTTTTATATTTTAGTTTTCGAAATAATATCATTCAGCAACTTCTGTATTTAAAGCTTCAACATAAAGTTCACGCATAATCGTTTTCAGTTTGTTCGATTCAATATCAAGCTGGAGATTATCAATATACTTATTAAGTATGGTAATAGTATCTTCGGCTTGATCTATCAGTTCATCATCGGTGTCAAGTAAAGCATCATTGAAATCTTCAACGATTGCAATATCAACAGCAGACGCCTTGTATACACTATCAATCACATGGTCAAACAAATATGGATTTTGTTTATTGACCACAACAACTTTGACATAGGTATTTTTCAAAGATTCAAAATCATATCCTTTCCACCAATCAAAGTCTTGCTTCGTATCATCATAGTATATCTTAACAAACATATCATATGGATTAGGAACGAATTCAAGTTCTCTGTTAGTGGTATCAAAGATATGAAATCCCTTATTGTCTTTGTAATCTGCCCATGTCATTTCATATGGAGTACCAACATAAGTGATGTTGTCTTTTGTTGATTTATGATGGAAGTGTCCTGACAAAACGATATCATACTTGTTAAGTATTGATTTGTCTAGACCAACATCACAGATAATACCTTTATCCATTTCAAAGCCAGCAATCTCAAAATGACCAAAGCAAATTTGTGATTTGCTATCTTTCATCTTCTGCAAGATTGAAGCTTCATTCTCATCACACAGCCAAGGTATAAAGTCCATGCTGACACCATGGAATTCTTCGGTAAGAAAATCTTCTATGATATGAACATTCTCATAGTCTCTCAACAGTAAACTAGGAGAGTTAACCTCAAGGGTGTTCTTGTAGGCAATATCGTGGTTACCAACCAACGCATACACTTCGATTTTATGTTGTTGGCATACATCAAAGAAGTATTTCTTTGCCTGATATAGCGAATTGAAGTTGATGAATTTTCTACGGTCAAACAAGTCGCCTAGTTGGAATATGGTATTGACCCTATACTTGAGCAAGTACGGGAAGAATACCTCATCATAGAATCGTTTGAAGTAAGTGTGAAAGTCTAATGAGTCACCTCGGGCACCGAAGTGGGTATCACCAAGAATACAAATTTTCATAAAGTTTTTTCCATAGTCGTGTGATTGTATACGACCGTAGAGGTATTGTCAAGCACTATCAGGCAATTCTTCCATAAATTTTTCGATGCCCTTTGTCTTGCCTTCTTTCTTCTTGCGCTTGTTTTCTTCGAAGTTGTAAATGAATTCGGAAATATTGTCATACATTTCAAACTGCACAATATTACCGTTCTCATCCTCCATCATTTCAGCTTCATCTAGGATACCAAATTGCTGTGTAGCCTTGTATTTGACATAGAGTTGTTTCTTCTCTTTCATAATACGGCGCAAGAAAGCATAGTAAATTATCTGCGTGAAGTATGCAAAAGGATTGGCAGATTTGGTTTCATCGAAGTTACGGAAATACATCAGGCAGTTTTCGATACCATCTGCAATCATCTCATCTCGGAAAGAATATGAAATGAAGTTTGGCTTCCTTGATAGGTGTTCTGCTATCTTTAGAAAGCATTCACCAATGTAATTTGGTATCTGAGGTTCAGTTTTTTTATTTTCTTTGGCAAATTTACACGCCTGCTTATACTCAACAAGAGCATTTAGGAAGTCTTTGTTGTTGATGTAATGTTTTGGTTGTTTCTCACTCATAATTGCCTCTTTAAGCCCTTGACATAAATTATTGTGGCGGTGTTCCGTTTGATGATAATTCATTAGTTACCTTATCCAGTAACTTCATCACCCTCTTACGATAATCAAACCCAAGTGTTGCAGCCTTTTCGCCATTTTTCCAAGGTGGCGTTCTGCCTTCAGAATGATATTGATCTGCCGTCAAATCAATTATAGTTCCTTTTGCATCTACTGCCCACCAATGCCAGATACCTTCATCATCTAGGGCACGATACAGCTTGATGTTTTTTCCACCAAAGATTTTCTGCAAGCAAGCAGAAGCAGTATGGCAATGACCAAACATTGGATTCTTTTTGTTTCTTTCTACCCATTTCTTAGGTAGTAAATCTGAATTCAGGTGTTTGACAATGGTATCAGACACAAGTTTCAAATTGGTTGGATTGTATTCAAACATTGCCATACTGGAAAGTCCTCATCATAGAAAAGCCTTTGATTAGTTCTTGTATACCATCATCAAGAGAATGTTTAGGTTTAAATCCTAGAGCCTCTATTTTGGCATTCGATACAATATAATTTCTCTGATCTTTGTCTGCACCAATAGGCGCATCAATAATCTCAAACCGTGGAATATATTTTTTAATTGTCTCGCAAAGTTCTCGCTTAGAAACATTTGCTGACGATAGACCTACATTATAAATTTGACCACGCATATCACTATTATATAGGCTCCAATCAAACGCATCTACCACATCACGCACATGGATGTAATTGCGTTTGAAGTGGCTCTCAAACAACACAACAAAATTATCTTTGACTGCACGATAAGTCATATCATTTACTAGCAAATCAATACGCATTCTTGGTGACATACCAAATACAGTTGCAAGTCTTAGACTGGTAGCATTTGTATGATTCATCAATCGTTTCTCCACCTCTACTTTATCAATAGCATATCGAGAGATAGGTTTCAGTTCTGATTCTTCGGTACAATTATCACCTGAACCATATGCGCTATTTGTAGTAGGCATGATTACAAGTTGGTCTTTACTAATATAATCCATCATCATAAAGATAGCATCTTTATTTGTTGTAGTCGCATTGATTGGATCACGGTCGCAAAGTGGTGCACCAACAAGTGCTGCTAATGGAATAATTGCATCTGCTTGTTTGAGTATTGGTAGAATATCACCCCTAACACGAACATCACCACGATAGAATCTAAAATTTTTATTGTGACATACATGATTGAGTGATGTTTGGTTATACATCAAATTGTCAAGTACGGTTACATTCAAACCTCTAGATAGAAGTTTGGATACCAAAACAGAACCAATGTAACCTGCACCACCAGTAACTAGAACATTCATTTAAACTCCATTCAATATTTTAACTATCTCATCCACTTCTGATTCTTGCATTGAAGGAAAATTACCAATGTAGAATCCATAGAAATGAATGTGTTCAGTATTTGGAAAAAACTTATGGTAATTTTGTGTTACCCTATTTTTCATATAGGGTTGTCGCAATTGATTACCACCGCCAGCACTACCTCGTCTGAATTCGATGCCTTCAGAACGCATTGTGTTCATTAATTTGTTACAGAAATCATTATCTTTCTCCTTCAGTATGAGGTTGAAGGCATAATTACTTGCCCCCTCTAACTTGA